AAGGGCGAGGGCGACAGCTATGAGGCGATCTGCGAGGAGGCGTACATCGAGGTGGTCTCCTACGGCGGTGACACCACCGGCTATCAGATCCCCTTCAAGCTGCACTTCACCGGCGCGAAGCGCAAGGGCAGCTTCGATATCACAACGCGCACCTTTACCGCAGCCTGAAGAACACAAAATAATTCTTGGTGAAGAAACCCCGGTTTATCCACCCCATGGGGTGGATAAACAATTAAAATCGAAAATGGGGAATTGAGAACGAAACTTCGATTTATGGAGCTTTCAAACTTCTGTCATTCTAAGGAGCGCAGCGACGAAGAATCCCCTATTACGAGGGGGATCCTTCGACTCCCTTCGGTCGCTCAGGATGACAGTAATTCGCTCGATAAATCGGGATCTACGGAGGATAGTATGGAAAAATTGAACTTTGACACCGGTGTGGTGTCCTACCGCATCCCCGGGCAGGGGGCGCTGCGCTTCAATCCGGCAGACCCCAACCTATACAGCCGCTTTTACGAGGCGCAGGAGAAATTCACCGCGCTGGAGAAGGAACTGGCGGCAGCGTCCGGGGACGCGGTCACGACCTTTCGCGCGGCAGATGAAAAGCTCAAGGGGCTTTTGAACTGGATGCTGGGCGGCGACAACGATATCGATAAGGCTTTGGGCGGTCTGAGCCTGCTGGCGGTGTGCGGCGATGGCCGTACTGTGGCGGCAAATCTGCTGGAGGCGCTGCAGAAGATCCTGGAGCAGGGCGCTGCCCGATTGGCCGACAGCAAGGCAGCCGCGCTGTGACGGATCTGTATCAGCTGCCCCAAACGGTCACCCTGGAGGGGGTCAGCTACGATCTGAACACGGATTTTCGGGTGATCCTGAAGATCTTCCGGGCTTTCGCAGACGAGAGCATGTCCCCAATGCTGCGTTGGCTGGTGGCGCTGCGGCTGTTCTACCGGCAACCGGTGCCCCTTTGCCACCGGCAGGCGGCTATGGAATATTTGGGGGAATTTTTACGGTGCGGCGCGGAGGAGACGCCCGGCGAGCCGCTGTTTTGCTGGCAGCGGGACGCCTGCGCCATCATTGCCGGCGTCAACGCGGCGGCAGGGCAGGAGGTAAGGGCCGCCAAATATATCCATTGGTGGACCTTTCTGGGGTGGTTTCATGCCATGCCGCCCGGGACCTTCAGCGCCATTTTATCCATCCGCCAGAAGCTGCGAAAGGGTCAGAAGCTACAGACCCATGAGCAGGAATTTTACCGGGAGAATAAGCGCCTGGTGGACCTGCGTCCGCCCCAGGACGAAGACACTCTGCGGGAGAAGGACCGCCTCAACGCCCTGCTGGGCAAATAGACTAAGGTGGTGAAACATGCAAACCAAACAAGAAATAATTTTAGACATCCGGCTGCCGGAGGAGACCTTTGCCCGAACCACCTATCAGCTGAAGGATCTCCAAAAGGAGCTTTTGGTGCTGCGCCTGGCCTTCGGACAGATGAAAAAGGCCATCGCCGATGCCTTTGCGCCGCTGCAGGCGGTGGTGATCCCCCTTATCACCGAGGCGGTGCGGTGGGTCACCCGGCTGGCAAATACCTTTGCGGGGGTGATCGCCGGGCTTTTGGGCGTGCAGGCAGCCCAGGATAAGGTAAAAAAGACGGTGATTTCCACCGGCAAGGCGGTACGCCGCACCCTTGCCTCCTTCGATCAGCTGAACCGGCTGCAGGGATCGACCGGCAGCGGTGTCAAGACCACGACCCAAACCACAACGATCCCCCAAAATATCTCCCAAAAAGCCCAGCAGATCGCCGCCGGGATCCGGGAGCTGCTTGCCCCCTTTGCCACCCTGGATCTTTCTGACCTGCGCTGGGAATTTGAACGGCTGAAGGATGCCCTCGCCGCCTTGTGGGAGGGCTGCGGGCCGATCCTGCGGAGGCTGTGGGACGAGATACTGGTACCCTTCATCAGCTGGCTGGTGACAGAATTCGCGCCGGTGTTTTTGAAGACCGTCGCCGAGGCCATCCGCCTGGTCCATGTGACTCTGTTGGCGCTGGGGGACGGCTTTTTTGACTTCTGGCAGCGGGCAAAGCCGGTGGTGGCGTTCCTGGGCGAGACGGTCAAAACCGCCTTCTCCGAGCTGGGACAGCTGTTTGCCCGCCTGCGGGATGCGGTGTGCGACGGCAGCATCCCCATCCGGGAGACCTTTTATAAAATGGGCGTGGATCTGGAGTATCTGTGGAATCAGTCCGCGCCCACCCTGGAGGAAATGCGCCGGGGCTTTGCAGAGAGCTTCCGGTCCATCGACGATGTGGTCATCAATGCCTGCAACACCCTGCTGTCCAGCCTGCGCAGCGCTATGCAGGCGGTGGGCAGCTTCCTGGCGGACAACTGGAACGGCATCTGGGACACGGTGGGCAATGTGTGCAAGGGCGCCATTAACGGTATCGTGGGCTTCCTGAACAGCATGCTGGAGGGCTTCGCCGGCGCGATCAACGGAGTCAGCAAGCTCTTAAACAAGATGAAGGTCACCGTGCCGGATTGGGTGCCGGAGTTCGGTGGTGAGACCTTCGGATTTTCTCTGAAAATGGTCGCCGCCCCCACCATCCCCTATCTTGCCAAGGGCGCTGTGCTGCCGGCAAACAAGCCCTTTTTGGCCATGGTAGGTGACCAAAAGCACGGCACCAACATTGAAGCGCCCCTTACCACCATCCAGGAGGCGGTGGCGCTGACCATGGAGGATCTGGCGCAAAGCAACCTGGCGGGGCATCAGGCCACCGCCGCGGTGCTGGAGCGGATCCTCAGCGCGGTGCTGGGCATTCATATCGGCGATGCCCAGATCGGTCAGGCGGCGCAGCGGTACAACGACCGCCTTGCCCTGATGCGGGGCAGTGTGTATTAGGAATGTAGAATGCGCCATCGTTCAACAACTCCCAATTTATGGAGCAGTTTCGAACCGAGATCGTAGGGACACCCGTCCTCGGGTGTCCGCAAAAAACCGTTCGCATGACTGGGCGGACACCGCAGGAGCGGTGTCCCTACGAGGCTTCTGTCATTCTGAGGAGCGCAGCGACGAAGAATCCCCTATTACGAGGGGGATCCTTCGACTCCCTTCGGTCGCTCAGGATGACAGTAATTAGCTCGATAAATCGGAATTTGATCGCCACGGAGAGGGAATGCACCTTGATAAGTGAATATCGGTGGGAAAAAGCTTCTTGCAATCGCCTTCCTGCTACCGTATAATGGGAGCAAAAGGAAGTGAAAGCCATGATCTGTCCATATTGTGACAGCTTGCTGAAAACTGTGCCGGAAAACGGCTGCTGTCCCAACTGTAATGCCCCTTTGGGCGCAAGCTTCCGAGAGGAAGAAAACGCGTTCCCCGCTCCGTCTCTGGGTGTGTATGAAGGTATTTCAGGAGATAGCCTGGAAATTAAAGAAAAAAGCGTCATCATAAGAAAAGAAAAAACAGAGTCGGGATATGAATTGCGCTACGAAGAATTGAAAAGTGTGCTGTTTAAGCCAGCAGAAAATGCTCACGGCGGATATTTGAGCATCCGCAGCTCCATCAATGAGCAAATGCCGTTTCCGGCTAACTCGTGGGATGCTGTGAGGGATGTCACAACGACAGTATTCACGGCTGCAGGCAATATGGTTTTTTGGAAGGTGTGTGAGTTCCTTCAGGAATGCGTGGCCGTGGCAAAAAGAATGCCAAAAAAAGAAAAACTGGCATTCGCCAAAGCGCCAATAGGTGTATACAAAGGCGTAGGGGGTCAAATGGAACTGACGGCAGACAGCGTAATTATTACCAGAACAATGCCGCTGTTGCCGCAAACACGCTATGCCTTTGCCTATGATGATTTATTTGATGTATATTTGGGCTTGCCAAGCCTTGGCGTCAGGGGAGATCTGCAGGTAAGAGGCTGGCAGAACAGACGTATGAAATTTGGAATAACGATGGGTTCGGAAACCTTATTTTTCTTTACCCAAAAGCATCTGGAAGAAATCCAAATAGTATACGAATTTTTGAAGGAATGCTGCAAGAAGCCAACAGAAGAATAAATAACAGTTAAGAATCCCACCGATGTTCGGTGGGATTCTTTTTATTAAGGGGGTGAGAGAATGGATGAGAATGAAATAATGGAATTGGAACTGTATTTGGATACAGATACCGCAGAAAAAGCATTTGACCAATTGCTTGAGAAAGCGGATGCGTTGGAGAAAATATTTCAGGACATTGGTGCTGAAATAGGGAAGGTATTCAAGACGCTGCAAAAGAGTATGGAAGGCGCAAAAACGAGCGTTGATGCTTTATCCCATGCACTACGGCAAACTACAAGAGCTCTACAGGAAATGAGTGAAAACCTTTCGTTGGAAGGCTTTGCAGACGTAGGAGATCAAGTGCTTACCTTGTTGGATGGAGCAATAGGGATCGCCGGTATTCTGACAGATTTGAAGGTTGCAAACATGCTTCCAGACATCGGGAGTATGCTTGACGGTATTGGTGCTGCGATCGCAAAAGCTGGCCCCAAGATTGCGATTGCAGCAGCAATCATTGCTGCTGTAATTGCCGCGATTGCCTTAATCATACAAAACTGGGACAAGATTTCCGCAGCGTTTCAAACGTTTTTTGGGGAAGTGCTTCCTCAGGCGTGGGAGCAGTTTACACAGTGGCTGGGCAATATGGTGGCCGGTGTGGCGGGATTCTTTACGGATATATGGAATCAGCTGGCGCCGCTGGGGGAGGAACTGCTGAACTGGCTGCAGCAGGTCATCATACAGCCGGTTGTGGATCAATGGAACAAAATGGCCCAATGGATCGCGGAACTGTTTGGCAGTATATGGAACACCGTCAAGGATGTGTTCCATAACATCGGCGTGATCATTACCGGCTGTTACGAGGTGATAAAAGCTGCCTGGGAAGCGGTGATGGCGGTGCTGTCCGGGGCTTGGGCGTGGATACAGACCGTGATCATAGAACCGCTGGGTGCTTTGCTCAGCGGTGTGTGGGACAGCTTTGTGAGCGGCGCAAAAACGGCTTGGGAAACTGTCAAAGGGGTGTTTTCGCAAGTGGCAGGCTTCTTCAAAAATGTATTCGAAAAAGCCTGGAAGGGTATCGTTTCGGTGTTTTCTGTAGCCGGTGAGATCTTTACGAATATTCAAAATGGAATTCTGAATGCATTTAAGAAGATCGTAAATGCGCTGATCGCCGGTATCAACACGGTGGTAAGGATTCCTTTTGACGGCATCAATGCCGCGTTGGGAAAGATCCGCAACATTCAGATCTTTGATTTGATGCCCTTTGTGGGGCTAAAGACAATCAGCGTGCCACAGATCCCATATCTTGCCAAGGGCGCTGTGCTGCCGGCAAACAAGCCCTTTTTGGCGATGGTAGGTGACCAAAAGCACGGCACTAACATCGAAGCGCCCCTTGCCACCATCCAGGAGGCGGTGGCGCTGGTGATGGGCGATCAGCTGACCGCCTTGCAGGCGGGCTTTAACGCCACTGTGGCAGAATTGCAGCTGCTGCGCACCCAGGTGGGTCAGATCCGGGTAGGGGACTCGGTAATCGGCCAGGCCGCCCAGCGGTACAACGACCGCCTTGCCCTGATGCGGGGCAGTGTGTATTAGGAATGTAGAATGCGCCATCGTTCAACAACCCCCGGTTTATGGAGCAGTTTCGTTCTTGCTGTGTCATTTCGACCAAGGCGAAGCCGCGTGGAGAAATCCGTTATCCTAATGAAGATTACGGATTTCTCGACTTGCAGCTTACGCTGCTGCGCTCGAAATGACATGTACGGAACACCTCTACAAATCGGAATTTGAATGCCCCGGAGAGGGAATGCACCTTGATAAGTGAATATCGGTGGGATTTTTTATAGGAAAGGAAGAGAGCATATGGATGAACTAAATTTGACGGAACTGTTTTTATTGGACGGAAAGCCTTTGGTGGCGCCGGACGGGGATATGGAAATGTCCTTTGAGGATCTGGACGGCGCCCAGTCCGGTCGGGACGAGAGCGGCTTTATGCACCGGATCGTAGCGCGCCGCAAGGTGGGGGTCTGGAATTTTTCCTACAGCCATTTGACCGGCAGGCAGTATCGGTATCTGCTGTCGGTGCTGCCCACCGGCGGATCGTTCCCCTTTACCTATCCGGATCCGGAACGCCCCGGCAGCCAAAAGACCACTACCGCATATCTTTCCAAGTACGGAGTGGTGTGGCACAGCGCCCGGACGGATACCTACCGGAACATGCAGTTTTCCGTTATAGAGTGTTGAATACATCCCGATTTATGGAGGTAATTACTGTCATCCTGAGCGACCGAAGGGAGTCGAAGGATCCCCCTCGTAATAGGGGATTCTTCGTCGCTGCGCTCCTCAGAATGACAGAAGTTTGAAAGCTCTATAAATCGGAATTTGAAGCTGTATCGTCACCGGGCGCGATCCGGATGCGTAACGATCACAGAAATGTATCGCGCGAGATCGTCCGCGGGCACTGCCCGCTAAATCGGAATTTACGGAGGAAACTATGCAACGAACGCTTATCGTGCTGCCCGGTGGCACGGAAATCTTTTCCGGGGTGGCCGGCGCGGCGGTGCTGGAAGCCGCGCTGACCCATTGGGTCAGCAACCAAAAGGAACTGGCGCCCGGCGCGGTGTGCGCGGCTATGGCGGAGCTGACGCTGCTGGAGGCAACGCCGGTGCAAATACAAAAGGGGGACGAGTTGACCCTCTATACGGTGGACGAGGCGGAAAACCGCCGCAAGCTGGGCATTTTCCTGGCGGAAAAACCGGAGCGCGCCGGAAAGCTTCTGAAGGTGACCGCTTATGACCGGCTGCGGCTGCTGGACAGAGATCTGAGCGGTTTTCTGGCAGCGCTGGGCGGCTGGCCCTACAGCCTGCTGCAATTGGCGCAGCTTTGCTGCCAGGAATGCGGTCTGCGCCTGCAAAATGAGGACATTCCCAACGGCAGCTTCCCGGTGGAGCGCTTCTCCTTTGAGGGGGTTACCGGGCGGATGGTGATGGAGTGGGTGGCCCAGGCAGCCGGCTGCTTTTGCGTAGCCGACGAAAACGGACAGCCGGTGCTGCGTTGGTTTACCCCGGCAAGCCTGGCGCTGGGGCCGGTGGAAATACACAGCGTGTCTGTTCGGCTGGAAAATAACGCCCTGCGTTTAGACCTGGCCGAGGCGCAGGTGTCCTTTGACCGGGGCGTGCTGGCGGTGGAAAGCGCCTTCGTTTCGACCCGGGGGGAGGGGACGGTGTATGTGACGGCGCAGGAGAAAAAGCTGCAAAGCTACTGCCTTTCCGGCGGCATCTGCCTGGAGGAAACGCAGACCACGCCCATCGCCAAAGTGGTGCTGCGGCAGAAGGACACGGATATCGGCACGGCCTGGCCGGAAAATACCGACGGCTGCGCCTTGTGCATTACCGGAAATCCGCTGCTGGCGGCAAGATCCGCCGACACCCTGCAGGAGGTTGCCAAGACCCTTTTTGACCGGTTCGGCGGCCTTAGCTACACCCCGGGAACGCTGACCGTCCCTTCCGGGGAATTGGCGGCGGGAGAAGTGGTGACGGTGACAGACAGCCAAGGAAAAAAGCACGCCTTTTATATCATGCAGCTTACCCGTACCGCTGCCGGGGATACCCTCAGCTGTACCGGCAGCCCAAACCGTGCGCTGGTGGAGGCGGTGGAAAACCGCAGCGCCCGAACCCTGGCGGGAAAGCTGCTTGCCCTGCAGGCGGATGTGGACGGTCTGACGGTGGAAAACGCGGACAACCAGGGGAAATTCGCCCGTCTGGAGCTGGATGTTGCCGGACTTCGTTCCCAGGTGAGCAGCCAGGCAGGGCAGGAGACCCGGCTGACCGCTTTGGAGCAGACCGCCGGTGGTCTTGCGCTGTCTGTGGAGCAGCTGCGGACGGAGGGCGCGTCCAAAATAAAGACATCCATGGGCTACACCTTCGACGACAGCGGCCTGCGCATCTCCCGTTCCGGTCAGCAGATGCAGAACCTGCTGGACAACACCGGCATGTATGTGCGCCGGGGCGGGGAGGTAATTTTGCAGGCCAATGACCGGGGGGTGACCGCGGTGGATGTTACGGTAGACAGCTACCTGGTCATTGGCGATCACGCCCGTTTGGAAAATTACACCGCAGGCAGGACCGCCTGCTTCTGGTTGGAGGGAAATTATGGCACTTAACGGATATTTTTACGGCACCACCGCCAACGCCTGGATCAAGCCGAAGCTCACATGGAGCGCGGAGCAAAGCGTGGAGGGGAACTATTCGGATATTACCGTGACCCTCAGCTACAGCCGTACCAACACCGGCTACAAAACCGAAGGCGATTGGTCCGGCTCCATTACCCTGGGAGAGGAGACGGTCACCGGCAAAAAGCACATCTCCGTCACCTACCAAAGCGATACCCCGGCCATGACCGCGACTTTTCGGGTGTACCACGACCGGTACGGCGCCCTTTCCGCGCCCCTCAGCGCGGAAGGCCGGATCACAAACCCGGCAGACTCCACCTTGCGCTCCACCAAGATATCCGGGCAGCTGCAGCCGGACGCCATTCCCCGGGCCTCCTCGGTCAGCGCCGCGGGCGCTGCCATCGAGGGTCGCTCGGTGGTGGTGATCGGGCGCAAAAGCGCAAGCTTTTCCCACAGCCTGCGTTACCGGTTCGGGCAGCTGGAGGGGTGGATCGACGAAAATGGGGAAGCGGCGGAGGAAGAGTCCCGCTACACCGCCCAGGTGGTGAATTTTATGCTGCCGGAAAGCTTTTACGGGCAGCTGCCGGACAGGCAGACGGGGCAGTGTAGCCTCATCTGCAGTACCTACCAGGGGGAGGTATGCATCGGGCAGCAGGAGACGGCCTTCACGGTCACCGCTGACCCTGCCCTTTGTGGTCCGGTGCTGACGGTCACCCCCAAAAACCCGGACACCCATCTGACCCAGCGGGAGGATCTGTTTATCCGGTATTTGTCCGCCATGGAATGTACCATCGACGCCCTGGCCCGTAAGGGAGCGACTTTGGTGGAGGTCCTGGCCCAGGGACAGCCGGTGGCGGGGCAGCCCTTTCTTTTGGAGCGGGTGGAAACGGACACGGTGCGCTTTACGGTCACCGACAGCCGGGGCTACACCGCAGAGGTCATCCTGCAGCCCCAGATGATCGACTATGTGCTGCTGACCACCAATGCCACCGTACAGCGCACCGACCCCACCGGCGGCGACGGGGTGCTGACCTTGCAGGGCAGCTGCTGGAAGGGAAGCTTTCCTCTGATGGAAAACGGCCTGACGGCAGCCTGGACGCTGGACGGGCAGACCTATACCGCCCAGCCGGAGATCCGGGATGACCACAGCTATCGGCTGGAGATCCCCTTAAGCGGCCTGGACTATCGCCGCAGCTACGCCATCGAGCTTACGGTTTCCGACGCGGCCATGACCGCAAGCCAAAGCCTTACGGTCCACAAGGGTCTGCCGGTGTTTGATTGGGGAGAGGGGGATTTTCGGTTTCATGTGCCGGTGGAGCTGCCGGAATTGACCATCGGCGGTATCCCCCTGGCCGATTACATACGAGGTATTATGAAAGAATAAGATCCCGATTTATCGACCTGCCCGTGGATAAATCGCAATTGGAAAGGAGAAATTATGGCGCAAATGCACACGCTGGTCCTCAACGGACAAAGCTACGCCCTCACAGACGCCTCTGCCGCCCGCATCGACGATACGGTGGTGGGGGAGGATGCCTGGTCCGCGAAAAAGCTCATCGACACCTTGTGTCCTGCCTTTCACACCACCGGAGGTATTGTGAATTGTACGCCGGTGGAGGGATATCCCCTGGAGGTGGTGACCCAAATTCCCGAGGCGCAGCCGGTGGACAGTCTGACCCTGCGGCAAACCGGCAAAAATCTTTGGGATTTCAAAAGCGGCCTTGGTCCCTGCAGGGGCGTTTCCGCATCCAGTGGCGCGGATATTCTTCGCTACGGTTACATTGTAACATTACCCCCCGGCACCTACACCGTATCCGCCCAGGTGGTAACGCCCGGCGATTACATTTATTTCAATCCCATCGATCTGGATACTTTGATAATGGGCGCGCTGACATATTTCATTACAGGCGACGGAACTGCCGTGACCACGGTGGTGACCCTGAAGGAAGGACAGGGGCTGTATTTCTACGATGCCGGCCGTACGGACATGACCAGCGCCGCTCACCTGGCGATGGCGAAAAAGGCCTTTTACGAGAATGTGAACATTCAGATCCAGGAGGGCAAGGTGGCCACGCCCTATACGCCCTTCGGCCAAACCCATACCGTCACCTTTGACGCTCCCTTCAGCGGCAGCTACCGCTGGCCGGCGGTCATCGCTCGGGCAGGAGAAAACTGTATCTACAGCAGTGGGGGTCAGACGACTGTTTCCGGCAGAGAGGATATCCGGCAGCTGCTGAAGGAGGCGCAAAATGTTTAAGATCGCCTATTGCGCCGGTCACGATCTGAATACCGCCGGCAAACGCGTCCCCAAGGCGCTGTGTGCGCAGCAGACCCGGGAGTGGACCCTGAACGACCGCATCGCCCGATACTTTCTGGAGGCGGCTTTGGAATATACGGGGGTGGAGCTGCTGCGTACCGACGACCCCACCGGAGGAAAAACCATAAAAATAAAAGACCGCACCGCCAAGGCCAATGCCTGGGGCGCGGATCTGTACCTGGATTTTCATCATAACGCCGGCATCAACCTGGGCAAGGGCGGCGGTGTGGTGGCCATCAGCAAAAAAGGAGACGACACCGGCAAACAGTATCGGGATGCCATTTATGCCGGGGTGGTGGCTGCCGGCGGTCTGAAGGGCAATCGCAGCAACCCCACCTACGCCAAAAACTTTGACACCATGAAGTACGCGAAAATGCCGGCGGTGATCGTGGAATACGGCTTCATGGACTCCAAAACCGACTATCCCATCATCGCCACCGAAGCGTACGCCAAGGCAGTGGCTTATGCCACCATGGAGGCTGTGGCAACGCTGGCGGCGCTGGAAAAGCGGCTGCCGCAGGGAAAAACCTATTATCGGGTGCAGGTTGGGTATTTCAGCAAAAAGGAAAACGCCTTGCGGCTGCAGACCCAATTGAAGGAATTGGGCTTCGGGGCGATCCTCAAGGAGGAGCAGGTGTGAGCGAGGCGATCATTGTGGCAGTGCTGGGCTTTGCCGGCACGCTGGCAGGTTCCCTGCTGGGCGTGCTGACCACCCAGAAGCTGACCCAGTTCCGGCTGGGTCAGCTGGAGGAAAAGGTAAACAAGCATAATAATCTGGTGGAGCGCACCTTCAAGCTGGAAGGACAAATGGCCGAGTGCCAACATGAGATCAAGGATATTAAGGAGGGCTTATGGAGCAGATCTTAAAAAATTTAGCAAATCTTCTGAAGGTCAAGACGGTGGTCACCCTGGTGGTGGTGCTGGTGTTTGCGGCGCTGGCGCTGACCGGCAGGATCACGCCGGAGCAGGTGATGGTGATCGCCTCTATGGTCATCAGCTTCTATTTTGGCACACAGCACGAAAAAAAGGGCGGTTAA